CCGATTAGCCTGAGATTATTCAGAGCCGCCGCTGGCCTCTTTTTCAAAATAACGCAGTGAGGAATAAAATGGAACAACGTTCTAAAGAATGGTTTGAGGCACGCAAGGGCCGGGTCACGGCCAGCCTTGTTGGAGGTCTGCTTGGGTGCGCGCCTTACATGAAAGAGGATGATGCCTTTCGCGCTCTGGCCCGATCTGTGCATGACCTGCCAAGCGAGTTTGAAGGCAACATTGCCACTGAATACGGCACGGCAAACGAGGCACTCGCTTGTGCCGCCTATGAAATGGAAACCGGAAACTTGGTTGAGCATGTCGGGTTTGTGCCGTTTGAAGATTGGGCAGGTGCATCGCCTGACGGTCTGATTGCCCATGATGGCCTGCTTGAGATTAAATGCCCGTTTGGCAAGCGCAAGGATGAAAAGCCTGAGTTTGCCAGCATTGATGATCAGCCGCATTACTATGGCCAGATCCAGTTTCAACTTTTCTGCACCGGTCGGCACTGGTGCGACTTTTACCAATGGTCTGCAAACGGCACCCGGTTGGAGCGCGTGAAATATGATGGCGGTTGGATCAACCAAAACCTGCCGATCTTGAGACGATTGTGGGAAAAGGCACAGGCCAGCGACAAGTCAGACTTTGAAGGCAAAAAGCGCGCTGATATTGACACGCCAGAAGCCGCGCGCCTTGTGGCTGAATTTGATGAGTTGGCCGATGCCATTGATTTTGCCGCCCAGCGCAAGAAAGACATTTTGGCCCGCCTTGTTGAAATGAGCGGTCACAAGAACGCAGTTGTTGCAGGGCGCAACCTGACACTTACCAAGCGCGCCGGTTCTGTGGCCTATGCCAAGGCATTAAAGGCCATCGCGCCCGATGCCGATCTTGAGCCGTATCGCGGCAAGCCATCTGAGTTTTGGGGTTTGAAATGAGTTTGCAAGAATATAGGGAATTTATCCGATCAAAGGATAAGGTTTTGCTAAATCAAGGATTTGCGTCAAACGCAATAAATGACATGGCAAAGCACCATCAAAAGGTTGCAATTGATTTTGCGCTTGATCGTGGCAAGTCGGCTATGTTTCTTGATACCGGTCTTGGCAAGTCGTTTTGTGAGTTGGAGTTTGCGCGGCAAGTCAGCGATGAAACCGGCAAGCCTTCATTGATCCTAACGCCGCTTGCGGTCGCTGGTCAGATGATACGCGAGGGCCAGAAGTTCAACATTGACGCACGCCAGATCAAAGAACAGTCTGAAGTTGGATCTGGTATTATGGTCGCAAACTATGAGCGGTTGCAAAAACTGGACCCGACTGCGTTTGGCGGAATTATTCTGGATGAAAGCAGCATCTTAAAGTCTTTCGCCGGTCGCACTCGAAACACGCTGATGGATGCGTTTAAAGATACGCCATTCAAACTTGCCGCGACAGCCACGCCAAGCCCAAATGACCACACCGAACTAGGCAACCATGCTGAGTTTCTTGGCATCATGCGACAGCAGGAAATGCTATCGCAGTGGTTTATCAATGACACGTCAACCGCATCCCAAGATTGGCGTTTAAAAGGTCACGCGGTTGATGATTTTTGGCAGTTTGTTGCGTCATGGTCACGGTGTGCCAGCTTGCCAAGCGATCTTGGCGGCGATGATACAGGATACATATTGCCTGAGATTGAGCGCAAAATTCACACCGTTGCGGCTGACCGTATGACCAGCGTTGATGAAGGAATGTTGTTTCGCATACCTGAAATGAGCGCGACCAGTTTTCACGCCGAAAAGCGCCTTACGATTGATCAGCGGTGCGAACTTGCCGCAAGCCTTGCGAACCATGACAAGCCAGTGACTGTCTGGTGTGAGACAAACGACGAAAGCGCCATGCTGGCAAAGATGATTGACGGGGCGATTGAAGTCCGAGGTGATTTGCCAGCCGATGAAAAGGAGCGCAGGCTTCTCGGGTTTGCAGATGGTGAATACCGCGCGATTGTCACAAAGCCAAAGCTGGCTGGGTTTGGCGTAAACTGGCAACACTGCGCGCACGCGGTTTTCGCGTCGATCAGCTTTTCATATGAGCAGCATTATCAGGCTATCAGGCGGTCACATCGTTTCGGCCAGTCCGAGCGCGTCAAGAATGATATTGTGATTTCAGACACAGAGGATGTGATCTGGCAGGCCATCAACGTCAAGAGCAAGAAACACGACGAAATGAAGCGCCGCATGTCAGAAGCCATGTCTAAAGCGCAATCAAAGGGAAGTGTCAGGGCAATCTATGATCGACCGATTGACCTAGAGTTTCCAGAATGGATCAAAGGAGATACGAAATGAAAAAAGCAGAATACAGTGGCGCGGCATGGGCTGTGCATAATTCGGATTGCATTGAAGGCATGTGGGCAATGCCTGAAAACAGCATTGATTGCTCTATCTTCTCGCCGCCGTTCGGTGACTTGTTCGTGTACAGCGACAGCGAACGTGACCTTGGAAATGCTGGCACAGGTGAGGCATTTATCAATCAGTATTCATTCTTTGCTGAGGCATTGACGCGGGTCATGCGCCCCGGACGGATGGTTTGCGTTCACTGCACTGACCTGCCAATGCGAAAAGGAAAGGATGGCGCGATTGGCCTAAAAGACTTCTCCGGCGACTTGATCCGCGCGCATACGGATGCGGGATTGATCTATCATGGTCGCGCGACGATCTGGAAAGATCCGGTTGTGGAAATGCAACGCACAAAAGCGCATGGCCTGTTGTATAAAAACATTCGCGGCAACAGCACATTCAACCGCGTTGGAATGCCAGACTACATGCTATTCTTTCGCAAGGACTGTGAAACCAGCGACCCAGACTATTCACCAGTTCAGCACGCCGCGCCGAATGATGAAAAGACTGCCATGAAAATAGCAATGGGTTGGCTGCAGGACTTGCGGCGGCAAGGGCTTTGCGCGTCCACGCCCGACGAAGCGGCTTTGCGGGTGTTGATGGATGATGCAAAGTTTGATGTTTACGAGTGGCAGAAACTTGCAAGCCCGGTTTGGATGGATATTAACCAAGGCAATGTGCTGCGCCGTGTTAAGGCTGTAAATGATGAAAAGCACGTTTGCCCATTGCAGCTTGACGCTATCGCAAAGTGCTTGCGCCTTTATACCAAGCCGGGTGACGTTGTTATGGACCCGTTCAACGGCATCGGCAGCACCGGCTATGAGGCTGTCAAGATGACGCGCCGGTATCTTGGTTTTGAGTTGAAACCTGAATATGCCGCGCAAGCAAATGCGAACTTGCAGGAAGCTGAGAAGATCAGCGAAGATTTGTTTGCAGGTGCGGCATGACCCTGCGCCCATATCAACAGGCTGCGCATGACGCCGCCTGGAAGCATGTTCGTGGCGGCATTGATCCTTGTTTGATTGAAGCTGCCACCGGCGCTGGCAAGAGCCACATCATTGCGGCCCTTGCTGAAAGCATCCACAGCCATACATGCAAGCGCGTGCTTTGCCTTGCGCCATCGGCAGAGTTGGTGGTGCAGAACCGTGAAAAGTATTTGGCAAGCGGTCACAAGGCCAGCATGTTCAGCGCGTCAGCAGGTGCCAAAGAACTGCGGCACCCTGTTGTGTTTGGTTCGCCATTGACGGTCAAGAACCGGATCAGCCGGTTTAAGGATGGATATGCGGCTGTGATCGTGGATGAAGCGCACGGCATCACGCCAACGTTGTTTGACATTATTGCGGAAATGAGAAACGGCAATCCTATGCTGCGCATCATAGGAATGACAGCCACGCCATACCGGATGAAAACCGGCTATATTTTCAAAATCTGGCCTGACGATAAGGTCAATGATGATGACACCGCATCAAAGCCGTTCTTTGCAAAGCTGGTAAGCCGGATCACTGCGCCCGAGTTGATTGACATGGGGTTTTTGACGCCGCCGAAAATTGGAACGCCAGACGCCGAAGGCTATGCAACAGAGAATATGCAGGTCAACAGCCGTGGGCAGTTCGACAAGGCTGACATTGATCGGGCGTATCACGGCCAAGGCAGGCTGACATCTGGCATTGTTGCTGACGTGATAAGCCAATGCAGGCATCGCAAGGGCGTGTTGTTTTTCGCATCCACGATCCAACATGCGCAAGAGGTGATGGAAAGCCTGCCGCCTGAAATGTCGCGGATCGTGACCGGCAAAACACCAAAGGCAGAGCGCGCTGAAATTCTGCGGCAGTTCAAAGAGCAGAAGATCAAGTATTTGGTCAACGTTGCGGTGCTGACCACCGGCTTTGATGCACCGCACGTTGATTGCATTGCTATTCTGCGAAAGACCGAAAGCGCGGGATTGTGGGCGCAGATCGTGGGGCGTGGTTTGCGGCTGGATGATGGCAAGGCTGATTGCCTTGTGCTGGATTACACCAGCAACATTGATGATCACTTTCCAGATGGTGATATTTTTGATCCTAAGATAGAGACAAATGTAAATCCGCCGGGAAAGAAGATGACTGCGCTTTGTCCTGATTGCGGGTTTGAAAACTGGTTTTCAGTCAACCCTGACTATGCGGATTATGAAGTCGATGAATCTGGTTATTGCTTGGACATGAACGGCCAGCAAGTGCAGAGTGAATATGGCCCGATTGCCGCGCACTATGGGCGCAGGTGCATTGCCGAACACCAGACAGGCCCGCTTGGTACATATGAGCGATGCACATACAGATGGAC